ACATCTGCTGCCGTATATTCCGTCTGTTCAGTATTTTCTATTAAGTATAGGTGGGAGCCATATACACACGCTATCAAGTCAACCTCTTCTTTCGGATATGGAAGTCCGTTTGATTTCGCTCCTTTGACGACTAGGCGGTTTTCCATATCCCGCCTAATCTTCATAGTTTTAACTTGAATGCGCTTGAATCGGCTGTCCTTCGGGTCCTTAGCGACCATATCATAAGGCTCTACCGCTACTGGAATACTGACATCCCACCCGTGTTTTGTTAAGATAGCTTCCGCTAATGATTCACTTACGCTACCAACCCTTGCTGTTTCGTGCGCCATGTGTTATCCTCCTAAAATTGTGATGTTGGATCGTCGTTCTCTTTATCTTCGATTTCTTGTTTAGGAGGTTCAGATGTCTTTTCTTCGGACTTATCCTTATTAGGGTCAAATCCGATTAACGACACATCAAAGCCGGCTTCTTTAAGCAATTCGACTTGCTCTTCTTTTGTCTTACGAATCCATACTTTCTGCAGCGCCTCTTTATCGAACTCTTTCGGTGCATTATCGAAGTGTTCGCGCTCTTTGTCCGTTAAGTCCTCTAAATCTTCCGCTGACATCATAACAACCGTATTCATCCCTGTTCCTGTCTTAGATAATTCGAAATATCTTTTATCTAATCGTTTCTCGTTTCGTTGGATAACTGGATATACCACTTGCCCTTGTTTCTTAGATAGATCGATAATGATTGGTTCGCCTGTTTCTAAATCAATAAATCCGAACGCAAATCTCTGACTTGGACGATATTTAGACGCCTCTTGTCCGTGTTCATCTTGCCAATCGTCTGATTTATCCTTGTGATACTTCCACGCCAAATCCCACGGTGTATAATCTCCAATCGGATTACCTTTCGCTGATTTCCTAGATGGTTTTGTAGCTGCGAATGAGTTTACTTTTTTGAAAATTCCGTAAGTGTATTCCGCCGATAAATCGTGAATCCCTAAGACCTTTACTTTGAACGTAGTCCCGCTCTTAAAACTTGTGAATTCCGGTCCATTCGAACCGCTAGACCCCTCGTCATTTAATGCGCTGATTGCGTCTAAACCATAAGTCACTTCTACCATAATTCATTTCCTCCGTTTCGTTTTCCTATAATTCGGCTATGAATCGCTTCACCACCGATAAAAATGCGGTATTATCCGCTCGCGATGCCCTTCGTTCTTTCCACATAGACTGGTACGCCGCCTTTCACTCCCGGGAGTTAATCAGTCGTTTCCAATAGGCGTTCTATGATCGCTACTAAAAGGACGCGGATAATACCATATTCAAGGCGAAAACTTATGGATCGGGAGCGACCCTAGACGTTTACTCGTCACTTCCATAAGGTTTATTCCGCCCAAAACAACGCCCTATCGTCCGGATCGGTATCTATAGCACCTATCGGAACTAGTACGGATTCTCACCGACTTAACCGTTATGAACTCACTATAGAAAATACCTCGATAAGACGCTGTTTTGGGCGGGCAAGGCGCTAACCTTGCCTTCCGTTAAACTTCAATTCCATATCGCTGCGCGGCTTGTTTTAGGTGTTGAATAGAATCTGATATCTTTTTCTTTAAATCGATCGCCTGTACAATCTGTTTACTTATGAGATCAATTGTATTTGGGTTTTTAGCTTTTAAATAATTAAGTTGTTTCTCATAAACTTCAATTTCCGCTTTTCTCAGCTCTCGTTCCTTTTTTACTAATTGTTTTTGATACTCCTTACCGACCAAATAATTAAATTTGTCGATATATTCGTTTGTATCCTCTTTCGGAATAACAGTCACAACGCGGAACCCATCACATATAATTCTAAACGTGTCCGTTATATAGTGATTTTTATCCCCTTCTTTTTCAACGGTCTTTGTTCCTTTGATAGCCTCTGATACCCAAGACAATGCAATATCGTCCGACATAATTCCTAATCTTTGTTCGATCCTTTCTTTTGCGTGTTTTGTTAAAATCCATTTTTCCGATGCCATTTCGTTTACCTCCGACTTTATCTCGTATATAATATGATTTGTTCATTTGTTGTGTAATACTTAATATGATATCGATGTAAAACGTTTTCAAAACATTGACAATTTTATAAAAGTGTTTTAAAATGTAAATATAGGTATCAAGCAGAAAGGTACTCAAATAGATTACCGTGGATTTCTTCACTAAAGTTTTCCGCTAATCTTCGTAATTTTCTGCGAACTGTATTGTGGTTAATACCTAAATCACGTCCGACGCTCGTTAAGGTGGGTTTGTCAGATGTGAGCCATGTTCTTACGATTGCCGTCGTAAGTTCATCCGCGTTGGAGATTAGAGATGAAATCAATTGCCGTTGGTCTCTCTCTTTCTCCGCGTCTACATAAGAATGATCTACTAAATTTTCTAAATATTGTTGATGATCGTCGGGATTATCATGCTGTCGATTATAGATTTTAAATTGCTCCCTTCTATATTCTTTTGTTAAAAAATAAACGCTTGTCCTAATTAACTTAAGGTTTCCTTGATATTTTAGAATTGCGTCGTGAACAACGGTTGCCGCCATATGTTCATCTAACGCCCCTAAATTCAAAGAATATGAAACTAGGTTTTTGATTTCTTTATTCATCACGCGATTTCCCCTCTCATAATACAATCGGATTTAGAAACCGAATCCGTACATTTTTTTAACAAATTAATTAAATAATATATTATGTGTAGAATTCTGCGTTTCTTATTTAATACTTTATCACGAAGTATTCTGCATTTCAAGTGTTTTTTAAAATTATTTTGAAAGGTTGTGTCGAAATGTTGAAGAATTTAAAACGACTAATGGAAATACATGGTATATCAACTAAAACTCTAGCTGAATTATCGGGCGTTAGTTTAAGAAGTATTCAAGCGTACTTGAAAGGGGATTTCTCGCCTTCTATTGACGCAGCTATTAAGATTGCTGACGCTTTAGACGTCACTCTTGATCTTCTTTGTGACCGGGATTCTAGCGGATTGATCGACTCTTTTTCAGACTTAGATTAAAGTCGCCCTTAATCCGCTAGGTTTAATTTTAACGTTTCGTAATCCACTCGGACCTAATTCGTTAGCGTCCTTTTTTCCGTTATAAGTATCGTAATCTATCTCTTTAATTTCGACATAATTTTCTAATTGGTCTCGCACCTTTTCATTAAATCGTTGCCCTGCTTTATCATTATCGCCCCCTAGTATGATCTCTCTAATTCCGCTACTGATAATCTTTTCCGCTTGATGTTCGGTGAAACTTACGCCTCCGACCGCAATTGCATATGTACCCATTGATTGCCACGTCATAGCGTCTATCTCTGCTTCACAAATGACAACTCTCGCTATACCTCGCTTTAAAACCGTATCTAAGCCATATACAAGCCGTCTAATTGGTGTAGCGCCCTTCTCATACCAAAACGACTTACCTCGCTTCATTCGGTACTTAATGTTCAATATATCGCCCCTTGAGTTGCGCCACGGAATACCTATCGCATTGCCCGCATCAAATACGCCCTGTAATTCAATAACTTTCGGATGAATTCGTCTCTTCTGTAAATACTCGTAATCTATTGATTTACCTTCATACACTTCCTCGGGAACAATAGCGTATGGTTTACGTTTATCAAGCGATGGAAATTCTATCTCTATACTTGCTTTTGAGGTATATTCGTAATCATACCTTAATAAGAGGTATTCCTCAGTTTCCTCGTAAGTCTCGTCTCGTAAAAATGATAGTAATTTAATCAAATTACCCGATTCATGTTCGGGTTCATATGCGCCGGAGTCCCCCCAAGAACCCGGATATTCCCCTTGCAGATTGACGAAAAAGGACGGTGATTTATCGTACCTAAACGGTGATGACGCAATTAATTTTTCATTCGACCATTTTGCGTTAGTCCACACAAACTCGCCTAATTCCTCTGTTATATCTACATCTATTTCTCGACCTCTTATCCTAACTAATGCGATTGATCTCACCTACCTCGTTAAAAATTAAACATCTCCGGATTGAACACTATTTCCTTAACAATACCTTTAGACGGAATATAGATGATTTCAGCCTCATCGCCCTCTCCACCGTTTCGTCCTTTATTTAGAGATATAACACCTAATCGCTGTTGATAATCTGTATCTACTGCAATCAGCAGCGCTGCATCTTGTAGCAATTGCTTTGTCTTAGCGACGTCTTTTCTTTCGGGAGGACTAATGATTCTAACTCCTTTTTCATCCTCCAAATCGTCCGTCTCGTCTGCTTGCGTGATTGCAAATATGACAACATCGGTTTCCCCTGCTAGTCGTCGTAATTTCTTCGATGTTTCAGCAGCGTCCCCTCCGGCTGTCTTACTTGTATTTCGTTCATAATCAAGGTAATAGAACGGGTCAATAACGACGATATCTGCTTGTGTTTCCTCAATCTCATACTTTAATTGCTCTAAGTTTCGGATAGTAAAGTCGGTATCATCTACACCTCGGACCGTAATGTTTCCTTCGATGTATTTTCCTATCTCATCTAACATTCGGAAAAACTCGGATTCCATTTCGCTGCTTAGCGTACCCCCGCGCAATTGATCTGCGTCGAATCCTGTATTATACTCTTGCCCTTCGATTGTCTCTTTTTGTATTCCTATCATTGCGGAAAGTGCGGTATATATCCTAACGACCGTTTCATAAGACCCCATCTCCATCGACCATATAAGAACATTAGCGCCATTCTTAGCTAGATAAGTCGCTTCGTGCAAGGTAATGACGGACTTCCCTCGCCCGGACTTACCATAAATCGTATAAATATTTCCGGATGAGTATTCACCTATAGTCGGAAAAACAGATTTATATACTTTATGCGACTCTCCAATCTGTCTACGTTTATATTCCGATTTGAATTCGTCAATGTTCTCCTTTATGTTCGTCCCTAACCGAACACCCGTTCTTGTTTTCATTTTAATATCTTCTAACCGATCTGTCAATAGTGAAGTTAACTCCGACATATCTTTTTTGCCAATTTCTTCATAAAGTCCCGGCAATTCGTCTTGGACTAACCGCTTGAATTCATACTCTGCGCGTCGTTGCTTCACTTTTTCAGAGAGAAACTCGAAACTATCTGTCACCCCCGGAACATACTCAAATTCGGGAATTTCAGAAACGATAGTCGCATAGGAAGGTGTCTGACCCCCGTTCGTAGCCACATGATCTTGTATATAAGAAAATACATCACGCTCAATCCTCGATACAAACGAATCTTCTCGAATGTTATACCGACTTAATGCGTGTAAATTTTCGGTATCTATTACCTTACTTAATATCATCGTTTCATAATTATTTGCCACTATCTCACCCCACGTTTCGATTCGCCCTTAAATGTAAATTCAGCGGTCATATCCGCAATCCTATCGCCCAGTCTGTTGTCGAATACTTTACGCATATCCTTAATCGGCAGATTTGACGTGTATATAGTCGGTCTATGATTCGTAAGTCTCGCGTTGATTATCGAATGGACTAATGATCTAAAAGAATCGGTAGCGTCTTTTCTTACACCAATGTCGTCTAATACCGCAAATTCCACCTC